ACTGCTGGGCTTCCTATTATATCAAAGATTAAGTTTAAAAATGGTCGGAGTGACTGGATTTGAACCAGCGGCCTCTACGTCCCCAACGAAAAATTTTAAAATTTTTACTTATTTTGTTTATACTATTTCCTTTACGTATCGTTACGGATTACCTATAAATAGGCGCCCATAAAGAATCTTATTATTTTGTTTCCACTATGCTATTTTATGTTTGCTGGCTGTTTTTAAAGAGAATCACTGACAAACTACTGACAAGCGCATTAACCCGGGGGACTAGCTCCCCCGGGTTTTTCTTCCTTCTGGCGATTATCCCTAATTAATTTAAATATCTGCGGCCAAGCACCTATCAACACAAAAGCAATAAAGCCAGGATCGTATCTATCTATTGGAGTGCTAACTGAGTAATAACCCCGACTAGCTACTGCTTGCTGAATCTCCTGGCCCGTCACCTTGTTTTTGCTCATCAAAAGTATTAATTCTTCCATAACAAACCTTCAACCCTTTCCATTCTTACTTTTAATCTCTATGATGCTGAAGGCTCTCAAGTTGGAAGTACCCTTGATAACACCAATAACCTGGAACCAGGCGGGATATGGAAGTTTAAGGATACTAAAACCAACCGAAGCCGGGGTTCCCCCCGGCTCTCTCTATCTATTGGCATCAGCATAACTCTCCCCGAACACATAAGCCATAACCGGCAGCACGACGGCCTAGTACGCATCCTCAGGGATACCAAGACCTAGACCCTCATTAGCAACCACCAAGGCTACAGTACCGATAGTAAGCCACAGCTTACAGCTTTTAAGTTTACTTGACATGATATCACCTCCCCTATTTTACCACGACCGGTTTATCCGGCCCCTGCCATACCACTTCATTGTTCAGAGCCGCTACTACTTCGCGCAACGGCACATAGGTCTGGCCGTCTATGAGTTTGCCAGGCAGCTCCTTGCCCTTGACTATGACCTTGACATCTTCCAACACCTCATCCCCTTTCACCAATTGCTTTACCTTCTCTACGTCAAAGTTCTTCCCGGGACAGGCAGTAGCATAGTAATCCCGGTGGCCGCCTATCTTCTGTATTGGATGTCTGACCATAATCTGCCTGCACAGATCTGCCACAAACTGATATAATTCCTGAGATGGTACCGCCTCCTGAAAATTACCCACGCAACATATGCCTATGCCATCCTGGTTCCGGCCAGGGCAGTGCGCGCCATCGTCCCACTCAGGACGGCCTGGGATAGCAGCCAGCACACCGTCTACCATTTCAATTACCCAGTGATAGCCAATATCCCGATAGCCCCGGGCCAGGTGGCCGCGCTTGATACTATCGAAGTCACGATAAACTTCACCGTCCGGAGTTGCGCTGTGATGCAGGACTATATATTTCTTTGTCACACTCCCACCTTCTTCTCATTCCCCTTAATTTGGATTAAGGTATCTTTCAAGGTATCGGGTATAGGTAAGCCTGCCCGGGTGGCGTTCTCCAGGATAGAGAGCCCCTCAGTACCCAGGTAGAAGCCTATCACGGCCACCCGGATGATTTCAGTTCCCAGCAGCATATCTGCCTGGAAAGCCACGGCCACCAGACAGAATATAAAGACCTTTTTCATCACGCCCCGGAGTTTCTTTTCTATGGCGGCTGCCATCAGCCCGGTAATATAATCCAGTACTACAAAGAGCACCAAGGCCTGCAGCCACATATCCCAACCTCCCAATACCTGTGCAATTGCGCCGGTTACAACAGCCGACACGAGCCCCACTATGGTTTTTAGTTGCGTCCAGTCCAATTATTTCACCTCCAAAAATAAATCCTGAAATAATAAAAGGCGAGTTAATTACCCGCCAGTTTCAGCTTCTTTACTATTGCCTATTTTTATAGATTCACAACCAGCCACCCTATTCGAGCGGCTGCCCGGCCTCGTCCAGCAACGCCTGCACCTCTATCCGGTACCTTTCCGGGACTTGGTTTATCGTACGCCTGCCTTCTTTGACCAAAATATAATATAACTGCACCATTTTAAGTCGTCCCCCCTTCCATGATTGCCCGTAAAGTCAATATCTCCTCAAAAGTAGTGGCTAAAGCGTCCATAAGAATCAAATTCTGTTCCTCCAGCCGGGCTAACTTTTCTTCGGTCGTTTCGGGAGGCTGTCCGGGGCCAGGCATTGGTTTTAATGCCTCAAATTGTACTTCTGTAATGGGTACCCAAGAGCCGCGTGTCATAAAACCTCCCCTAAGCTTTACATACGCTTCTGTTTCGCTCACTTGGATTCCCTGCTCAAGATATTGATAATCAATGTCAAGTACGCCATTTAATACGGGCACCTTGAAAAACATCATCAACCCTCCTATTCATGCTCATACTGCCAATCAACCCAAATGCCAGCCGATGTATCACTGTATACCTGTATCTGTAATGATGACTTATAGGACAGATTGACCTCTGCATTCCCTGCTGCACCAAATACGATACCTGTTGAAACGGTTGGCGAAAAAACAAAGTCAGGCAAAGGATAATGATACGCTGAATTAGTAAGGAATTTCCCTGCTGCAACTACATTTCCGTCAATAACTATTTGTATGTTACCGTTAACCGAACTCCCGTTTTTTACTCGCAAATACGTCAAGCGCCCTTTGCCTGTTACGCTTAAGGCCGTTTGATAAGTCGTCTGGTTTGAGATAAAAGAACCAGGGGTACCATGTACCCCACGGGGCGCTTGCCTGGTACTAATCTTTGCATCACATTGAGTATTGACAGTATCTTTTAGGCTCCCTACTTTTGCATGTAAGCTCCCCGTGGAGCTGGATGCATCCGTACGCAACCCAAGATGGTACTGCAGCCAGCCAATTATAGCCGCTATAAGGCCCATTACATTACACCTCCTGTCAATACCCCGCCGGCATAAGACAGCGTTAAAATGTTGCGTATACCCCCGGCAGAACCGTCCGCAGGCGGGATATAAAAGTACTGCTTCGTCGGCACGTCTCCGGAATAAGTTATTGTTACATAGCCGTTAGTACCATAAATCTCATGTACCGCCTTGCCGTTCGTTCCGGAATACACCCGAAAATGCAGGGCGTAGGCTGCCGACCAGGCGCCGGTATCTCCTGCTCTCCGATAAGCCGGATAACTCGCATCCTGGCTGGCCTCTCCAATCCAATCTAAGTGGTTGGTTGCATCCCCGCCCAAGGTAACAACTAGCCAGTAGGTACCGCCCGAAGTTAGTCCGGACAGGCTAATCGGTACTGACCAGTAGGATTTCGGGTCGGGCACGAATTCCTTCGGCACGACCACCTGCTTGAGCAGGGTACCATCTACCCCATTGACCGGGTCCATACCGCTCCTGATCTGCACTATCAGATCGGCTCCGGAACCGTCCCGGTCGACCTCCAACTCCACACGTCCTATTTCAGTGCTTCCGGTCAACGTAAACCGGGTGCAGTAGGAATGCTCGGCTATGTTATTTTCCACTACCCCGCCGCCTGTCTTGGCGTCCCGCTGGGTACCATCGTAGATGAGTTGGAAAGACTGGAGAGCCAGCAGACTATTCAAGTTTTCCTGATTCAAAATAGTAAGGCCGTCTTTAAATGCATGTAGCACTATACCACCCCCTGCACGGTTATCCGGCACTCGACAGTAAGAATCATCCTGTCAGTCTTACTCCAGGGCTGCCGAAGCATATTTAACATGGTACCTGTTCCCGGACTACTTGATGCGCCAACGAAGATACATGTTTTCTGGTGGTTGCCATTGCCCTCATTAGTAAGCAGCTGCGTTCGGATGCGCACCACATTTGCCTCTCGTGTAACCAACGATACCGGCTTCCGGAATGCTTCTGTAATTACGTAGCCTTCTGCCGTATCGTCACCGGCCACTAAATACGGGGAAGGGAAGGCCTGTATACTTCCAGCTATAACCGTCAGCCCCTCTGGTGAAAAAGAATTAAAAGACGGCCCCTGCCTGGAGCCGTTTTCAAACTCGAAGTACCACTCTGCTTTTACCCTAAATTTGTCATCCATTTGATACCACCACCAATCCGCATATTGCATCCGGTTCGCCGCATACGTAAGGCAGCTTCGGGCTTGCCGTATTTAACGTATCTGCTATAGATAGAATATCCTCACTATGCACGAATTTCTGTACGCTCTGCGCCGGCTCAAGCAGCCGCTTCTTCTGCTGCGCGGATACCAAGGCTTTCAAAAAATCTGCTATACCCAACAGCCGACCGCCGTATTGAATTTGATATGTCCATACAGGCTGATTAGCACCGGTAGGGGATACCGTTACCCTTTGCACTAGATAGGTACCGGTTATTCCCCGGTCTGGCAGGTTGATATCTACCAATTGCCCAGGCTGCCAGGCCGTTATAAGATTTTTCCATAGCATACCAATCACCCTATCGCATTCATGATTTCCGCTTTTTCATCCACTGTCAACGCCGGGTATTCAGCCAATATATCTTCTGCTGTACGGCTTTCTTCGCTCATCCTGCGAGATACAACCCTGACAAATAAGTTCAATTTCCAAGCTGGCATTATACAGCACCCCCTAACACGGCGGCCATTGCCATTTCCAAATCGGCTACCCTTTGTTTTGTCTCTTCAAACTCTGTGATAGGGGCGGTTGTTTGGGGCTCGTATTTTTCGGCAGACCAGACTCCATTATCATACTTGCGCCAGATATAATCCGTATCCAGGCCTGGTATTTCTACCATATTAGGCGCATTGACTTCTCCCGATAATTGTGATACGCCAATGCAAATACTATTCTCGTTCAATTGTGCATATAAATTCATTTGTAACCCTCCTAATAGAATTCCATTAAATTCCAATAACATGTAGTAGCACCCGCTGTTGTAGTCCCAGCATAAATAGTCGTATTGTTTTGCAGATACAAATTAAAAAACGAACCCGGCCAATACCCTGTCCCAGAAGTTTCCGCACTATAAAGTCCCGCACACGTCAGTATGCTTTTAGCGGGGTCTACTTGCGCTATACTGGCTGTTTGCCTAGATGCCAGATAACCAATTTGCTTAGATTTTACCGCATTTGAGCCAAATTCAATAATTATGGCAGAGGCATAAGCATAATAAGTGCTGGATGCCTGATAACGATAAGCTTTGACGGTTGCAGCATTATATAATTCAAAATAAACAAAATTAGCGGCAGGACTGGCACCTGTGTTATTCGCGTGAAATCCATTACAAAGAATTATAGTATTTGCGGGAATAACAGAATTAATTGAGGTTGAAACACTATTCACGCCAGTACTTAGAGTAATAGTAATATGCTGTATACTTTTAATTGAATTAGAGCTAAGCGCCCCGCTTACTCCAAAAATATTCACGCCGCTTTTTATGTTGGCCGGTGATAAATTCGCGTCCCCTATTATGGTCTGCACCCCGCTAAGATACTGCCCAGCTGCTATGGTTTGATTGGTAGTGCCAGGGGTGATGGTTGCGGCTCCTTTGCTGGGGATGTTTCCGGCTACTATGCCGCTTTCCGTTCCGATAGTGTATCCGGAAAGCACCTGGGCAGCCGTAGCGGTTCCATATTCGCCACCGGCTGGGATGTCTTCGATTTTTCCAGCCAGAACTGGGAAGGTATCGCTTCCTGACGCTGGTACACCCTTGTCAGTGATAGCAGAAGCGACTAAGTTTTTCCCATCACTGACATTTGTAAAAAGCTCGTTTACCGCAGCGACAATTGTAGATTTAGCGGTCGTCTGTAGCGCGGTTTTATCGCCCACGTAAGCCTTGGCGTTGTTTTCTGCAGTATTAGCTTTTGCTTGCGCTCCTGCTGGCGTTTCTTTGGCGTTCAATTGATCTTGTATATTCTCACTGGCGCTAAAAAGACAGTCTAGCTCTTCGCTGGTAACTGCGCTTACCATTACTTTACCACTTGCATTTGTTACCAATGCCCTACCGGCAGCGAGGTTGTTTGTGGTTATCGTGCTTGCCGCCCCCGTAATCGTTGCCTGTTTGCCGCTGTTTAGGGCTTCTATGGTGGTAACCGGCGTGTCCCACCAATTGGTACTGCCCGTAATAGCTTTTATCCTGTTGGTTAACCAACTTACCCACTGGCCCAGTTTACCCGGCCCATTGCCGGTCGGTACCTGAGTGGGGTCGGCGGTAGGTGTTAGAGCAGTATCAATAATATCAGTGTTTTCATTGAGCGTCGCTATATCGGCGCTTTCATCATATGTTGGTTTGTTCAGCCCGTAGCTCGCGGTTTTATCCATCTTTCACCCTCCCCCATGTACGTTTTTTCATATCTCCCCAGGTAAAGACGCCGTTGTATTCCGTTTCAAATGTACCCGACACCTTCGGGTTGGCATGTTCCCGCAGGTCAGCCATTCCTGCCGCCTCTGCAGCCTGTATCGTTGCCAGGCTATCATCACTGATGATATGCTCATATATGCCGTCACTGTTCTGTACAGCGGCCACAGCGGCCTGTGAGGCATAATCTTCAACCATGGTTATCACCGCTATGTCCTGCTTGGCCGTCAGGGACATTGTGATTCCTTCGACCGGGGTCGCGGTCTGGCTGCTGCACCGGATATATTTCTCGGCAAAGCTCATCATATAGTCAAAGTCTTTTTCTTCGTGCAGGTTTTCCACTCCTACGGACTTTTGCACTTCTCCAACCTGCAAACTAACCTCATGCGGCGACCAGGGAAGAGTCCAGATTCGCGCCACGCCGTCAGCCTTCCACTGGACTATTTGCGGGTCTGATAGCATGGTGCCGCCCCGGACATATACCCGGTTTCGCAAGCCCTGAGTATCAATATTGTGTTTTCCGAACCGGAATTTACCGCCAGGTACCAGTTTCATAGGTGCAGGGCTGGCTAGGGACTCCGCATCAAAAAACTGAAGGTCTTTAAAATAGTCGGGCTGCCAGTGCCAGCCAACATAGTCGCAGAGCCACTTGAAGCACTCACTGGGGGGCTTGTACTCGAATTCCGTCCCAGTGGCCTCTATTACCGGCGCATCCAGCTGTACGCCGCCAGTCGTAAAGCCGGAGCAATATTTGGCGACGATATCCAGGAAGATATCACTGGCACTCATGTTCTCGTAGGATTCGACCACCAATTTTCTGTCCAGTAGAGTTGTGTAGTCGTCGCATTCTATTTGCCAGAGCCGGTTACTTTTATCAGGCTGCACTTTCGTCAGTTCCACCTTGACGATTATCCCCGCAAAGAGCCTATTGTTTCCATCTTCGATTATTACCTCTTCACCCTCGCCGGGGCGCTCTCCCCGCACCTGAAAGCGGCAGGTGTCGATTTGGTATGTTAGGTTCTGTTCAATTTGCATAGTGCCCCGTTCGTAGTCACGCCAGCGGTCAATCCCCGCGATATAGAGATGTCGTGCCATGTTTTTCACCCTATACTCCTTTCAACATTTACCGAATACCGACTTTGTGCAATACACGCATAATAACTTCCTCAACTTCTTGTGGGTTATTGCTAGTAATCTGTATGGCTCCCGGTTGCATTACCAGTGATGGGCCATAAGAAGTCGAGTTGCTATAGCTATTTGCTATTGCTGGCTGCAGCACTCCAGGAGAGAGCATTGCCATCCGGGCTGTAACATTCTCTAAACTCGGCAAGCTGCGTTTAATCCCCTCTGCAAAAGTTCCGACAAGGGAAGGTCCCCACTCGTTCAAGCGCCTTAATGGGCCTCGTTTTGCCGGGCTATGCGGCATGTAGGAGTCAATCATTTCCGTAATTGATTCCAATTTTGAAACGAGAGCCGGCATCTTGCTATCTATGCCGGCCATAAAGTTCTCCATCAGGCTGACACCGTAACCGCTGGATTTGCCAACCAAATCATTGAATTTATCATGGATATCTTTGACGTTCTTCTCAGTATTTTTTCTAATCTCCTCGTTCTTCTTCTCCCATTCCAGTCTGTATTTCTCCAATTCCTCTTTTGCTTTGGCCTGCATTTCCTGGAGCTTCTGAGCTATTTCCTGCCGCTGCTGTTCCAGCTGGTTCTGAGTATCCTGACGAATAGCTGACAGCTGACTGTTCATTTCCTGTCGCTGCTGGGCAAGCTGAGTAGTCGCTTCTTCCCGGGCCTGCTCCTGTTTCTGCTTCCAGAGTGCCGCGTACTGGCTGAGCTGATCATCGGTCAAGGTATTTAATGCCGCAATCTCTGAGCCAGCTTTCGGGCCCATCTCTCGGAGCTCTTGGAGCAGTCCATCATCAATACCCCGGGCGGCCAATGCCTGTATGTTTTCCTGCCAATTCTCAAAAGCTCCGACCTGCCCTTGTAGATTCGCAAGCAGGGTTTCCCCTGATACCGTCTTTTGGGTGACTTCGTCGAACAACCCAACAAAATTCATTAGGGAGCGAGTCCGGTTTTCAAGTTCCTTCTGGAATTGTTCTGTCACCTGTCGTTCCCGATCAGCGCCCTTGGCCCGGATATCGTCCAACTTTGATTCCAGGTCACGCTGCAGGGCCTCAGTGTCTTTTTTTAGTGCCTCATTGGTATCCTTGACCTTCTTTTGATAGTCCTCCAAGGCTTTTGTCATATCGGTATTATAGGCTTCCCAAACTTTTTTCAACTCGGTTACAAGGTCTTTTGCGCCCTTGCTTTGAGCTTTCATGGCCTCGGCTGTATCATACGCCTGTTTTTCCATGGTGGCCTGAGCCTTCTCTTCATCAGCCAGCTTTTTATTCAGCTCGTCAATGCGCTTGGCTAAATCTTCTTTGGTCTCGCCTTCCTGGACACCGGCAGCGATAGCCTTGTCTACCTCAGCCCGGGCAGCAGCCACTACTTGCTTTTGTTTCCCCACTTCCTCATTGAGCTGGCTATATTTAAGCCGTAATACCGCGACCTTATCCCCGGCCATTTCTGCCCGGATTATTTCGGCCTCGTGCTGGCTCTGGAGAATACCCAGGGCGTTACGTACCGCGTCTGCCGTGCCGCTCCAAGCCGTTTTTGCATCCTTTGCAGATTTCTTGCTTTTAGCGCCAGCGGCATCCATAGCATCTGATAATCGCCCCATATCGAGAACCGTGTCGTCGAGGGTAAGCTGTAAGTCTTGGCCAAAGCCCCTTAAGCCCAAAAGGTCTGACCATTTTTTCTTATCCTCTTTCTCTTTGGGTTTTTTAGCTTTTTTCTTACTTTTATCACCGCCAAGTTTTTCTTGAAGTTTATCGAAGGCATTTGCTATTGTTGTGAAAATCTTTAGAATCTTATCTTTCATAAATTCAATAGCTTTCGCCATCCAATCAGTTTTGGAGACCACAAGGGCAACCAACCCGGCTATAGCTGCACCTACCCAGCCTACGGGCCCCATAGATATTACCCAGGCGGCAGCCATGCGCACGGCGTTAGCCATAGCCTTGGCCGCCATCGTAGCCCATGAGGCGACAACACGAACCGCCGCCTGAACCGCTCCCACGGCTAATGCTATAAACTGCTTTAGCAGGGAAGGTATTACCTGCACCGCTTGAACAGTAGCGCTTGCTACGGCCCCAGCGGCCATCGTAGCCCATGAAGCAACCACCCGGGCCGCTGTAGCAACAGCCTGCGCAGCCAACATAGTAAACTTGGGTAAAACTAATCCGGTTATTGTGGCAGCAACTACAATTGCCCCTTGACTAATTTGTTCCCATATTCCAGCTAGCGTTTTCCCTATACCGGACATAACATCAGATATCTTTCCAGCTGCATCAGCAACCGCTTGTTGCATTGCCCCCCATATTGAATCCCAATTTTTATAAAGTATTATTGCCGCAGCTGACAATGCCGCAATTCCCGCGACCACAAGAGCAACCGGGCCGGTAAGGGCTCCCAGCACGCTACTAAATATGCCAGCCATTCCTCCAGCTGCTCCAAAAGACATAGCCAGCCCCCCTAAAGCCGTGCTTATTGCTCCTACAGATATAATCATACCGCCAACCATGAGGAGCAAGGGGCCTATAACCGCAGTTAAGGCAGCTATAGCAAGTATTGCTTTTTTTACCGGTTCAGATATTTTGGATAATCCGTCCAGCATAGGCCCTAAACTTTCAACCGCCCCATTAATTACGGGTAATAAAGCTTCACCAAATGCGGCCGCCACCACTCTTAAGTTATTTTTCAAAAACTGCAGTTGCATAGCTGTCGTTTTAAATCGCTCTTCAGCTTCTTTATTAAGGGCGTTGTTTTCTTCCCATGCTTGCGAACCTATTTCGAGGGATTTTGCAAACAGGTCGCCAGCGCCAGCAGCACGAAGCAAAGCGTCTCTTACCCGTATTTCCCCAAGTCCCAATTGTTCCAGAACCGGCACAACGTTTTCGCCGCTTTGGTTAATGCGGCCTAGCCCCTCAATAAAGGCCACCAGAGCCCCCGCCGCATTGCTTCGCCACTGTTCCGCGAACTCCTGAGCGGACATCCCGGCTACAGCGGCAAACACCTGCAGATTCTTCCCGGTGCTCATAACCTCGTTGTTCATTTCCAGCATTACCCGGCTGAATGCGGTACCACCAGCCTCGGCTTCAACTCCCACAGAAGAAAGCGCACCAGCGAAGGAAAGCACCTGAGCCTCAGTCATTCCCGTGATATTACCGGCACCGGCCAGGCGTAAACCCATCTCCACGATTTCAGCTTCAGTAGTAGCCAGGTTATTTCCCAAGTCGACAATAGTCGAGCCTAGACGGTCAAATTGATCTTGAGGCATCTGCATAATATTTGCCAGCCGGGCCAGGCTCATGGCCGCCTGCTCGCCGCTCAGATTGGTTGCAACCCCCAGCTTCGCCATAACCTCAGAGAACCCAAGGATGGACTCTTTATGGATTCCTAATTGTCCGGCAGCCTCACCGATTTTCATGAGCTCCTCTGTAGCCAAGGGCACACCGTTTTTCATATCGGTAGACATGGTGATAAAACCTTGTTTTAGCTTGGTGAATTCTTCTTCGGTGGCATCTACCGTTTTTCTTACACCGGCAAAAGCGGATTCTATGTCAATCGCACTTTTCGCGGCACCGGCACCCAGGGCGGCTAAAGGTAGAGTTACCCGGGTGGTTAGGGTTTTACCCATATTGGTCATCTTAGTGCCTGTTTCTTGGCAGGCCTTTGATACTTTATACCAGGCAGAGGATTGTTTTTCTAACTCGGTAGTTGTTTTTTTTAATTCGTTTTCTACCCCAGCCATTTCGGCTTTTGCTTTATTTAGCCGGATTTCCAGATTCTGAGTAGCTTTGGCATCGGCCCCTTTTGTTTCAGCCGATTTCTTATATGCTCCCTCCAGGGCTTGCACGCGCTGCCGCTGAAGCTCAAGCTGTTTTGATAGCGAATCAGCCTTTGCTTTTAGTCCGTCCGTGCCCTTACCCCAATTACCAAGCTGAGCAGAGGAGGCTTTGAATTCAGACTGCACAACCTTAAGTTCCCGGTTGAGCTTTGATATCCCCTGCTGAAAGCCGGTCTGGTCCATACTAACCCTAGCCACTAAATTACCAACTTCTGTTGCCATTTTTAAAATACCTCCTTCCAGCAGGAATCTTGTCAATATACGGAGAACATTGGTATATGATAGTAAAAAGAAAGGGGGTGCGCTGTTTGTATACTTTTCGCAAGCCCTTTATCGTTTTGCTTATGCTTCTTTTTATAGTCGGGACTATCGGGTGCTCTGATGACTCAGAAATCCCTGCAACACCCGAAGAAGCGGCCTATAAAGTTTTTGGAGAAGCTAAAGATGATGGTAATGGAATAGAGACCGCTGCTTTTTTACCAAAAGAGGAAACTATGCCGGCCAGGCTGGGTATTGTTTATCATTACTACCCCCTGAGCGGTAAGGATATTAAATCGGAGATCGGAATCAACATGACTAGAAAGATTAAAAAACTGTATGAATCTTCTCCTGATATTGATGAAGCGGTATTTGTAATCCAACTGCCTTATCAAGACAAATATGGCAATACAACATGGAAAAAAGCCATCCAATTTACATTCACTAGAGACATTTACGAAAAAATAAACTGGGATAACTTTTTAGACAGCCAATTGCTGGATGCCGTCGAAGATGTTTCCGTTAAATAAAATCAAAGCACCTGGTCAATAAAACCCGTCTTGGGCTTTTTCTTTTTACTGCCAATGGCCATCTCCATATGCACATCAAGCAAGGCATACAGCTTCCGGGGAGAGCAGTGCCAGAACTCTTTTTCCGGCATCTTTAAAACTACAGTCCCCAGGTAATAAAGAAAATCCCAGTCCCAGCCCGTGCTACCCTCTACTGGGTAGCCGGTGCCGGGGCCTGAGAGTTTTTTGGGTCAGGAAGATAGTACACTATCACTTCCTGTATAATCTGAGACACTTCCCCCATGTTTCCCGGGTTAATCATTTTCCCTACTTCTGTTTCAGTTAATGCCTCATCTTCATGTACTAAGCCTGCCCATACTACCGCCCGAAGCGCTTTCAGCGAACCTTTTTCCGTGCCCTCCAAAATAGTAAATGTGTCGCCATAAATATCTTCCAGCAGGCAAAATGCATTTAGGTCAAGCCTCAAATGGCGCTCCTTGTCCAGGGTTATAGGGAACGTTTTATCTCTTACATTGCCTTTACTCATAGTTTTACCTCCAATTTCGGTCAAAATAATAAAGAGAGGGCTCTAAGCCCCCTCTTATGGCGTAGTCGGTTTCTCATATACCGTAGTAAACCAGGTTGTTCCTGCATTAAATCCGGTTTCGTCCTCGTCACCAATAGCCTGCCAAAGCCCGTCCTTCTGCCGCTTTACAAAAGTGGCTTCTATTGACGGAGCCTGGAATTCCGGTGTATCCTCCTGGGTTTTGTACTCCTGTTCCTGGAGTTGGAATTTACCCTTGTAAAGCCAGACGTAGCGGTATTTGCCATTTGATTTTAAACTTTTGAAGCCAAGAGCGACATATGGAGCAATGTCACTCGCATTCTTTAATAATACTCCGTCAGTTCCCAGCGTATGCCCTAAAAGCGTAGCCTGCACCTGCAATGATAAATCCTTCACCTGTATTTCTACAGCGATCTCACCCAAGGCAGTAGCAACTTCGTCCGGGCCATCATCCGCGTAGAGCGTAGACGTATTGCTCTTTGGACTGATTTTCGCATTTATAGCAGACGATATTTTAGCCGGAGTCCCGTAAGCAACCCCGGTTGCATCATCACTCGTCAGCAACGCATAATGCAGGTCTCTTAAACCAATTTGTACACCAGCCATTAATTTTCAACCTCCTTTAAAATACCGTACCGCAGGGCACGGTGGTACACTTGCACATCATCTTCATATAGATCAGCCGCACCCACCCGGGCAAAGCCGATTGATTTTAAGACCCGATCTACTTCAAGCGCTATCGGGTCAGGGTTTTCCTTCGACCAAACATCTACCTGGTACACCATCCGGGATGAATACACCTGGTCATCCGCGTAATTCCTATCTGTATTGGTTATCTCAAAATAGGTTATCCTTGGATATTCGCTTGCGTTAGGAGCGCGGATAGCATAGACCCTCTGACCGCCTAAAAGTCTGACAAGGGCCGCATCGTTGATCAGGGCTATGCGGATTGCATTTTTCATCGTTATCATCGCTTCTTCGCCAGCTCCTCTCTCAACACCCCAGCCATGGTGTTCATCACTTCTTTACCGTCCTCTTCCAGGGCTGGCCCCATAAAAGGATGCGCGGACATCTTTACGGTACCGAACTCGTGGAATAGACCGTAAAAGTGCTTTTTGTCCGGGCCTACTTCGATATACTTGCCTAACTCAGATCGCTTTACGCCACTTTTTACAATGTTTTCAGCCAGGCCGCCAGTGTCCCGGGGTGCGCGTTTACTTATCCCTTCCCTGAGCACTTCGGCCCCTTCGCGTAGTGCTTTGTTCTCCGTTCTGGTTGCTATCTTTTCCCCCAGGGAATTAAGCCGGGCCATAAGCTCCTCAATGCCCTCTACCTTTAACTCATTAGCCACTGGCAACTGCCTCCCCCATCACCTGCAGCCAGGTGTCACGGCCGCCCAGGTCAAGGACTGCTTTTATTTCATAGTCCTGTCCGTCGTACTGCAGCCGCATATCCGGGGTGATGTCTGCCCGGTAACGCATCGTAAAGCGGACATGGTGCTCAGCCTGGACTGCAGCCGCCGTAAAATACTCCCGGCCGGCTATGGGTTTTACCTCAGCCCAAACAGTAGCGACAGCCGCCCATTCTTCAGTAGGGTAGCCGTCGAGGTCTGTACTGGTTGTTTTTTTGAGTATTGTTACACGGTGACGAAGTACGATGCCCAAATCTTTCATCACATCAGCTTTAGATTTTATCATGGCGCCACCTCATCAACCGGCAACTGATCAATCCCAGTCTGGAGCTGCAGCCTGAGTATCTCGCCTGCAAAATTCTCCTCAAAATACTCTGATGCGTTGTTATATACGTACCGACAATAATCCAGCAGTAAAGACAGGGGCAGCCCGGCAGTAAAATCCAGGTCTGCCCCTGCCAAATTATTAAGATACGCCTGCCCCCGGGTAATTAAATCCGTCAGCGCTGCATCCTCATCACTCCAGGTGATTTTTAGATAGCCCTTTACCTTCTGCAGCATTCAATCACCTACTTTTCAACAAAGAAAGAGGGAACCCCAGTAAGGCTCCCCCTTCTTAGGACTTGGTTACAGTAACGGTATAGGTCTCGGTCTCGGTTCCGCTGGTGACGGTGATGGTTACGGTATTTGCACCTTCAACCCAGGTTGCGGCCGCGCCGTTAGCTACTGGGGTCTCGCCGTTCAGGATTTCGACAGTTGCTTCTCCATCCATAGTTACCGCATTAATTACGTTAGTCGCGTTGGTAGTAGCGGTAGTGTACACCATTACCGATTTATTAAATTTCGGAGACAGTGTCAGGCTACCGATGGATAAGCTGGCTAACCGCGCATCAAATACCGGTGATACGTTAAGCGGGTCATTTAAAACATTAGTGTCTATTTTGGCATTAGTCATAAACACACGCTGGACAAAGGATTTTAGACTTGTTATGTTGAGTCTCTTGAAGGATACTGCATCCAGGGGCTTACCGTTACCATACAGCTTGGTCAGGTATACCCTCTCATCCTCCAGGAAGCGGTAATGGTCGGAAAACTCAACTTTACCACCTTGCCCGGTGCCTAGTCCGAAGAAATACCGCTTGCCCAGTCCTATGATTGCCTCGTTTTGGGGTACATGCACGGACTGAACTACTCGGGTCGGGAAGGGGAAAACATCGTTCACCCAAGTTCCATTCACTCTGAAGGTAGTGGCCGGCATAAGCTTGGTAAAATAGTCAATCGGGTTAACAATAAAAAGCACCTCGGTAACTGTCCGGGCAAGCAGGTTTGGCCCAACAGCCAACTCCGCAATTAAAGCACCGTAAGTTTCCGGAGTGATCTCCACCAAAGGCACTGCTGCCAATACCGGGTAACCGGTCACCGGGTCCAGTGCCCCAGCAGGATTCCTACGCATACCAACGGGCTCATCCAGCCCGTTACCATCTATGATGGCTTCCTCCAAGCCATTAGCAATAGCTTCTGCCAGGATAGTCCGCACATAACGATCTAGCCACTCAGGCCCGATCTCCAGCATAGCCTTACAGACCGGAAGAAAGGCAGACAACTTCTTCTGCCGCAGGTCGATGACATCAAAACCGGCAGTCAGCTCTCTGACAATTTCATCACAGAGTTTGCCCCAGGTTGCCATATAGCGGCCATCCAGGGTACTGACCAGGATTTCCACCAGAATACCAGTGTCTTGAAAATTAATTGCGTTTAGCAGCGGATGGTTTTCAAGAATGTCCTCAAATATTGCGTCAATAACGGTTTTGGGCAGGGTCTCATCAATCAGAGTAATGGCCTGCTGCGGGTTGTCAGAGCGCATGGCCTGCCGGAGCTTCTCATAGTATTTGGTCTCCTGGCTGGTTAGAGCCCGGGCACCACGACCAGTAAGAATCTGGTTGTCTGCAGCCTGCACCATTCCCTGGGCCTCGGCCATCACTGCCTCCTGCAGCATGTCTGTGTATTCGGTAAATGCCTGGGAAAAAGCTTCTTCGTCGCCATCTTTGATAGCCTGGTTCATCTTGACCATGATCCCAGCTTTTTGCTGAGCCAGGGCATCAGGGTTAGGCATTGCAAATATTTGCAGATCAAATTTATTTTTCAATTTATTCTCCTCCTTCTTAGCGGAACAATGCCGCCATCAAATTTACAACTTTGTTTTCCTGAGGTTCGGGGGGCGGTTCAGGGTCAGGATCAGGTACCGGGTCAGCTGGAGGCTCGGGCTTTTTCACTGGCGCCTCCTCAACCAGTTGCCTCAGCTGCGCTGCCAGGCTCTTATTGACTTCGATTTGCTGCGTGATAGTGAGGTTAGCTTTCTGCAGCATTTCTTTAGCCTGGGTCAAGTCAGCATCCTTTTCGGCATACTCATCGGCCAGGCCATACTCGATACATTGTTCAGCAGTTAACCAGGTCTCAGCTGTCATCATCTCAATCAGATTTTCTTCTGTCAGTTTATCTCCGGCCTTTTGCAAGAATGCCTGCCGGTTAGCCTCCATGATCACATCCAGATCGTCAGCTGCCTTACGGAGTTCTCGGGCATTACCTATCGTAATCATCCAGGCATCATGTATCATCATCATAGTGTTGTGAGGCATTATTACTTTGTCCCCGGCCATTGCTATGACTGCAGCTATCGAGCAAGCAAATCCATCCACATAGACGGTCTTTTGGGCAGTATGCCGTTTAAGCTGGTTGTAAATTGCAGTGCCTTCGAACACGCTGCCACCCATACTATTTATGTAAATATTGATCTGATTTACATCAGAATGTTTGGCTAATTCGTTCCTGAAGTGATTAGCTGAGGTTTCGCTTTCAATTACCTCATCAGTCCACCAGTCATAACCATCCGGTTCCACATCACCATAAATATAAAGTTCAAGTGTTCCCGGCGTCACTGACTGCTTTAACTCCCACATTCGCTTATTTTTCAAATTGCTTCACCTCCCTCCAAGTCGATAAGATTCCCTAGTTTGAACGAGGAATCAGATATCAGTTCCTTTGCTTTCCTGACTGTTTCGTCTCTCTTGGCAGCAACGATTAACATCCCGGCAGCGGTATCTAAGACGCTGATTATTTCACCTAGCTTATCCTCCCCCACTTGACCCACCCCCTTTCAGCGCCTTCTCTATGGGCTCATAATTCTTTGTCATCCACCGGGCTTTACTCCACTCGGTATCAAGAGGTTCCAGTCCCATGGTCGCCAAGCAGTCATCAATACTGTAAGCTCCGATTCGGAGCAATACATCAAAAGCATTGGCGACATCCTTAACATCAACCACCCTGATCTGACTGGTATCAAGTTTCATGTAGGTACGTTCCAGGTAGGCCTTTTTTCCGTACATTTTGCGGTTAATTTCATCGGTCAGCAGCTCGGCCAAAGGATTGATGCAAAATGTCAGGAAGTCGGTGACTACCTTGCTTGTGTCAGCCACATCACCCCCGAGCAGCTGCGGCGGTACCTGAAACGCGATAGCAACAAAATCAAAAATGTCATCAATAAAGGCCCGGATGTCTCGGCCCTCAACTCCGCCTTTGACACCGATATTACTGGACAGTTCGGTATATTTCATGCCGTTGGATAGCGGTATTACTGCGCCACCCTCTGCCTCGAAGAACCGTTTAAATCGTTTAGATAGCAAGTCGTTTAAATCTTGCTGAGCTTTTTCGGTCTGGGGGTAGTTTATAGGAATCTCTAAGCTCCCCCGCCGGGCATTATTCTTTTTGTAATGCCCCTGGCTGGCTGCAATAAGTTTTGCATAGGATTGATAGAGCCCGTCTATTACGGTTTTTATCTTCTCGTTATGCAACTCAAAGTGAAATACCTGAGACTCTGAGTAAACATTTTTCAGCTGATAATTTGCTACGACAATGTCTTTATATATGTTCTCCTTGAACGCAAACTCTACCAGTTCATAGCTGTCCGCAACATAAAACCTACCATTCTGCTGGATAACCAGACAGTCATTGTCATATACCAGTTTGTGAATCACGTCCCGCCAAAACTTACTGGCTGATTTATTCTGGTTGGGTTCCACGTTAAAAAGGTAATAATTATCCTTACGAACCTCTTTACCTTTTTCATAGGTGCGAAATTCACTCCGGGCTACTGCGTTTGCTATCAAATTTACACAGGCTTGGATCGCCAATTCCTTGTAGTAAACTTCTGCAGCCAGCTCACCCACATAGGCATCCAGGGGTAGAGCACCATTGTCTTTATTGAATAGCTTGAAAATCCAGTCTTTTAATAGTGCCAATATCTCACCTCCTCGCCTTAGTAAGTAACGACATCGTAGATTACAATATCGTTACTGGTATCTGCTAATTCATCATCCTGGGTCACTGCATGTACCAGGGCGAAAAAGCCATCAGTTTTCCTGGTTTTTGGTTCAATCTTTTGGAAGGTCTGATTGCCTTTCGCGTCCAGCTTTATGCAAGTATTCCGGGTATACCAGCGCATTGTCATGTTATCGCCCCAGATCATGTGGTGCTCCATGAACAACCTTTGGATTAGCGGGGCGAATTTGCTATGAGTTACGCCCCCGGACCTGACTTCTTCTATCGGCAGCCCATGCTTTTCAAAACATTCCCGGACAGCCTGCAGCCGGTAGCTATCGGCAACGATTTTCAACAGGTGATACTTCTTGCGCTTCTCCAAAAACCACTGCGCTAGGTACTCCGGATTAATGCTGTCCTCATAGACAATTGTTATAAGCCCCTTATCAGCAGCCTCCTGTACCGGGAACTTGATTTTCCTGGACGTGTTTTTCAGCGCTTTATGACATACCCAGGTATGCTCTATCCAAACCCTGTCCTCCCCATGCTTGAACCAGCAGCCAGCACTGGCAAAGTCATTGATCTGGGCAAAGTCTATTGCCCCGATACATTGCCTGTCCTGCAGATCCTCATAGGGGATCGGGCGATTAGTTTTTTGCACCAGGCTATAATCGACTACCGCATCAAACTCATTTTCACGCGGTAGGTTCATGCGTTTGGTCATGAAGTCCAGGGCCCGTTCCGGAATACTCTGGGCCTCAATCCAGTGATTGTCCATTTCAATTTTTAGGTCAGTTCGATACTTCAAACTGGGATTAGCTTTATGCCATAGCTCCGGATTTTCTGCCTCTTCCTCTGAATCCTGCCGATACAGTAATGGGCACAGCCTGGAGTTAGGTATTTCCCCAGCCAGAACTCTTTCAGCTACTTCCAGCTCCTGATCTAACACCCCCGCCCGGACATATCCCTGGGTGGTGATATAAATAGCCCGGGTATGAGGTTTCTTACCAAAGCTACCAGTGAAAACAGATATCTTGGAATAGTCCTCATCCTCATGGATCTCATCAAAGATAGCGCAAGCTGTGCGCTTACCGTCTTTTGTTCTCGCATTTGAAGTGTTAAATTTGATATAGGACCTGGTTACCTTGTTGACTATCCTCTCCATGGTCCATGTGAAAAACTTTTTAGCCCTCTTTTTAGCGTCCTCGAGCAAATTCCAGACATCTTCAAAAGACGTCTTCGCCTGATCCTCACTTGTCGCTATAATATCGACGTTGTATCCCTTGATGCCGTGCACCGGCGTAGTAAAGTACCAGGACAGTATGCTGATAAACCCGTTTTTACCGTTACCCCGTCCCATCATAATCAGGAATTTATTGAAAACTAGAGTATTATCAGACTTGTAATAGCAGTGCAGCAAGGCAAAAATAAACAGCTCCCAGTCAAAGAGCTGCATATCCCACCACCTATTTATCAGGTCCAGGCCTTTTTCTATTTTGTCATGGTCGATAACCACATCAGGTGACTTTAACTTGTTCTCGATGTAGGTTACCGCCAGCTTTATGTCTTCTCCAACAATGACCTTATTTTTTTTAACTGAGGTTATATAGTCATTGATGTATTTACATTTCCTCAAATTCGCCATCGTCATCACCGGCCTTACTGCCCGGCTTGAATCCCAGCGTTAAAAGTATTTTCAGCATCTGCGCGGATACCTTTACAGCCTCAGACACACTGTCATTTTTTTTGTATCCAAAAGAGGTCTCACTGTTTTGCCATTTTACCTTTACGCCGCGCCGTTTTACATCATTGATCAGGGCGTTTTTGATATCCCACAGTTTCAAGTAATCTTCGACCAGGTCCTCAAATACCTTTCCGAAGATACCATTGTCCTGTAAAGCATCCAACAGGGATTCACGGATCTCTTCCCGGGTCTCTTTGGTTGTACTTTTCTGAGCCTTAATTTCTTTTTTCACCTGCTGCTCAGCCAGCTTCTCCATTTCTTTACTCACCGTGATCCCCCCTCTCATGTGATATTTCCCGGCAAATCTGTTTTGTAAGTGCCCCTTCCCGGTCCCTGTGTTTCTCAGGGATTTTCGTTTTTCTGACCGGGGGGACTATTCCCATCGTTCATCGATAATGATTTTCTTTTTCGTTGCTATTGTCTGCAGCTTCTCCGGATGCTCTTCGTTATGGCACGTACCGCATAGGCTCTCCAGATTACTGTCAGTCAGCGCCAACTCCGGATGATTCCTCAGGTGTTTAATGTGGTGAACGGTCTCGGCTTTACTGTATCCCCCATCTCTCTTGCACTTCTGGCATTCGTTATTATCCCGAAGTAGAATGTCCTGCCGCTTGTGCCGCCATTCTTTGCTTTTATAAAACTTCCTGGTGTCGCCCCGCTGGATAGCTCGCAGTAATCCTTTTCGCAACTGCATCTATATCAGCTCCAATAAAAATAGCCCGGCTGCATATGCCAGGCTAGAGGTTAAAAATTACGTAATTTATTTAATTAATTGTTGACCAGCACGTTTTAACGTGCTATAATAAAAACATGGAAAGGGGGTGACAATGAAGGTGGACAATGAAAGGTTGGAACTTATCAAATCAATCATAGAACTCATAACAGCCCTCGTACTCCTGATAGTAGCACTGATAAGGCCCCAACCAAAACAAAAGGCTCCCAAACCCAAACGCCGCAAACGCCACAGGTAAGGAGCCAGCCGGGGGAGAAATCCCCCGGTAAAATAATTATACCACCTTCGGAAAACGTGAACAAATGGGTAAACTATTTAATAATCTTAATTTGGGCAGCCGACCTAATCTTTTGGTCTTGGCCCAACGATACAGCCGGCATACTGTCTACCGCCGCTCTGGTTATTCTGTCTATGGCTGCCGGCGCAGCTCTCGGCAACCTGGTTGGGAGGAAATAACTATGAACCTAAAAAACATTAGACTCAAGCGGGGACTGTCTGTTCCCGCACTGGTCGAACTCTCCGGCGTACCTCGCCGTACCATTCAGGACATTGAAGCCCGCGGCGACTGCCGGGTATCAACTGCAATACAACTGGCTGACGCCCTGAGCGTTACCCTGGATGAATTGTGCCGCCCAGCAAAAGAGCCGGGTAAGTAGTGCCCGGCTCCTGTTCACATCTTTTTCAGTTTATACTATATCACAGATTGAATATGAACTTCTATGAACTACTTTAAAGAATTTTATCTAACGCCCGGCTATGCAGCTTATGCACCCACCGCCAACTCAGTTCCATCTCTGCCGCTATCCACTCAAAAGTCCGTCCGTCCAGATACCGGTACTGCAGCAATATCCGCTCTCTGTCATCCTCCACCGCCTCTATCACTGCTTCTATGTCCTTGCGAATAGTAAGTAAGTGATCAATAGCTGCATTTATTTCTGCCTCCAGATCTACTATCTTGGCAACTATCTCCCCGGTTTTACCGTAGATGGTGCCGCCGCCTTTAGGCTCAGGAGTGAGTACCGACGTGATCTTTTCCAGATTCGCCCGTAATCTTAGTACTTCCTCTACTTTGCGGTTAATTTCTCTATCCAGAAGTACATATCTTTTTAAGTATTTTATTTTATCCTGATTGGCCACAGCCTCTAAGTTAGCCTCGCTGAAAAATGCCACCTTAACTCTCCTCTTGGAATGCGTATCAAAAAACTACCACCATACTCGGGAAAGGTGCAGAGTTTTTACTGTTTCCGAATTTCAGCCTTCCCCTGATAAACCGTATTTCCTTGGCTTTACCGTAAATATAATCATGGAAGTATGCTTCCCCGTATATGTTGCGCTTTTAGGTACTTTTTCCGCGCCTTACGACGCATTTAACATACTACCTCCAAACCGCGAATCGCCCCTATAATCCCCAGGGCCAGATCGGCAGTTACGTTTTCAGCCATATACTCAGTTAAAACTGTAGCGATCAGCTGCAGCTTAATTGGAGCCAAATCAGGTTTTTCTACTACGCTGTACGGTATGGATCCATCATCCGCAGCAGTAAATCCATACGGTGGATCCGGATTATATACCTGCTCGTCAAACGGGCATCCCTTATCAGATTCGGGTATAATATTTTCAGCAGGCTCCTCTTTCTCCTGCGCCGGTTCCTGGTTCGCGGCCTGTGCCGGTGCAGGGGTCGGGGTCTGCTCTTCCCTCTTTAGCCATGTACCTATAGTTCCTACGGGCACCCCGACCTGAATAGAGGCCTGATTCATGGACATTCCATCTTTCATGAGTTTTTTAACTTCCTGCAGTTTTTCCGCTTTATCCTCTCTTGGTTTAGGCATGGTATTTTCTCCTCTCTGATTATTTGTTTTCGCCATTTCATCCCAGCCTGGCGGAAAGGGCTCCTGGGTGCCGTACCACTCAATACTGCCATCCGGCTGCAACCGTCCCAACTTTACTGTGCTGTCGATAAAACCCTCCGGAGGCTTGGGATCTTCGAGATTATGCGACTTATAGGTGTTGGCTCCAGACAGGAAATCTATGCATTCTATGCCGGTGTCGCGTTTCATGTCAGCTCCTCCTTCAATAACTGCTCGACCTCATCCACGCTGTGCACTACTCCGGCTACCGCGCCAGCCGCCTTCCACTTGTTCAGGGTAGCCGTCTGCAGTGCAGTCACCCGGTTGTTTCCCGGCCGCTTGACTTCCAGAGCCAGCATCCTTCCCTGCCGGCATCCGATGATATCCGGCCATCCGGATTGCCGGGCGTCGCCCCGGGTCTTGACCGCATAGCAGTCGGGTTGGGTGTTCAGCCATTTCAATATCGCTTTGACTACAGAAGCTTCCAGCGGTACCGGTTTACTCATAAGTTTTTCAGCAGCCGTGTCAGTTTTTCTCTGTGCGGTACCAGGTACTCGCCCCTGACCTGTGTGTACTCTTCCTGACTTTGCCATCCTCTATCACTCACCTCCGGCTTCATAGCGAATCCTGTATCGTTTCTCATCAGTCTGGTACCCTGGCAGCGGAATCCGTGCAGGGTGATCGCCAGCTCCCGGCTTACCGGCCAGGCCTCGGCCAACAGCCAGCCCCACCAGTAACTTTCTTCCGGGTTCTCTGCGGCCAGATCCTCCCGGGGATCACGGAAAACGACGACCTCTTCAGTGTCCGGGCCGCGATCCCATTTGCTAACAGGTTTTCGCGGCGTAATTTGCTTTACGAAAACTTCCGGCCACTCGGCGGCTAAATTAATAGTTGGCTTATATGGGCCTTGAGCGAAGTCTTTACTCTTATCCATCCCCGTAGTATCGGGTTTTTTATTACGTTGCGCCGCTTTTGCTAAAGTCATTTTTTTTCACCTCCGTTTTTATATAGGCCACTCTTGGTGGCCTATATATTTTGGGGTTTTCCCCGATTCAGAACGCCTATATATTGGCCTTTTCTATATATAGGCCACTTTTATAGGCCACTCGTTGAAAAATATAAATTATATATACATATACCCCCCACCTACCTTCTACGCTCGTTTGTAGAAGGTAGGTATTTTGCCCATATGAGATATATACTAGTGGCCTAGTGGACTATATATTGTATATAACGCTTATTTTCCGGGCTTTTTCATATAGGCCACCATATAGGCCACCATATAGGCCACTTTTTTTTAGTGGCCTATATGGCTTCAGGGCTATTGACCGCTATAAAGTATGTTTGTTTGCCGAGATTGGGGTCATACTTACGAGTTTTGTACCGTAATTTCCCGCCCCGCGTCTCCGTCTTGACCTGCCCTTGCTCAGCCCAATCACGTAAGATCCGATTAGGATTAAAACCACCCTCGCTCATAGCCTGATCGAAAACGCTCGGATACACCCAGATTCCTTCTTCGTCCTTGATTCCAAAATGTTTACCATTGGGCGGATTACTTTCAAAGTGCGCCGCATTGACCGCAAACCAGCTCATGAAATAGTTCATAGCTCTGGTGGCCTCGTCCATTTCCGCCGTACTCTCCAGCTGCTGCAGGATGGTGGTGCCCAGTTCAACCGCCTGCTTATAGGCAGTATCCTCATCCAATCCGAAAATCCAGGTCGAAGAGTAAAAATCCCCGATCAGGATCGAAGTGATATAGCTCAGGTGGCTGGCCGCATTGTCCGGAAAGGCCAGTTTCAGATCCTTGTAAATAGTTTCATAATCCTCCTGGAAGGAAAACAGCCCGGTACCCGATTCCTGCTCTGTTATCACCCGCCGGATAAAAGCCGGCCCCGCAATGCCAAAAACCTTGTTGAGCCGCCGGTGCAGCTGCGCCGCATACTCCTCGTCCGGAATAACCGTGCCGTACAACTCCAGCGACCTGGTCTTTACGCCGGCGGAACTGGATACATTGGTAATCGGATGTTCGCCGTTCATCATTATGATCGACCGCCAGGTGGAAAACGCCTGCAGCCCTCCGGTTTTGGTCCCCCGTGCCTTGGATTTTCCCATACTTAAGGTGTATATTATTTCCTCAATTTTGCGCTGGTCCGTACCCACGATCTGCCGCTCGTCAATGCCCAAGGGCAGGTCGGAGTACAGTGCCGCGGTCCTTTCCAGGCCAACCTTGGTAGCGTTGAAACTGCTCATGATGCCTTCCGGATTACCCCAGATAGACAGGGCCGCTTTCATGGCAGCGGTTTTGCCGCCCCGGCTGGGGCCCCAGGTGTGTATTACGAAAACCCGCTCGCCTATAAGCTCCAGTAAGGGGCTGGCGAATCCCGCCGCCATAATAAATCTTGCTACCGGGTACTCCCGGATGGGCTTCACTATCTCAATCCACTCCGCCAGGTCGCCCTGAGGATGATAATGATTGGCCACGCTTTGCGAAGTATCATCCAGATCCAGGATCAGGTTGTTCTCGGCTCCGGGGAAAAAAGTCTTTCCGGAGCACCAGCCCATATGCTGCACGGCCCTTCTTGTCGGAAACTGATTCAGGTTCTCCCGCTCCAAATCAGCCAGGTAGCGGACTAAATCCTTTGCGGTAACTGAGTTTACAGGCAGGCCCTTATTGGCCAGCTGCACTATAGCCGTGTGGCTGAAAATAGTCGCCCGGTCGGTTGTGATATAATGCCAGCTGTTGTCCCGGTAATACCCCAGAGTCATTCTTTCCTGGCTGGTTTCGATGTTGCGTAAACGTTCGGTTAATATTACCGGTACCGGACAGGCGCAAACGGATTCCACATCCCCGTTATTTATGTGTTTAGTCTGCCAGACACCGTTCTCATTGAGAGTCCATGCCGGCGGTTTGCGCAGTTCTTTAAGCGGTAAATCCGGCAGCACCTGTTCCAAGGGTGCCGGCGGCTCCCCTGATTCCACTATGTGCAGCTTGCGGTTGTCGGCAATAACCTTTTTCACCGCTCGCTCCAGGTCGTTCAGATTGACCTTGCCCTTGAGTTCCTGTTTAACCTTCGCGTATTCCCCCGGTTCTTGCTCCTTCATAATTGCCAGGGCGCCCAGCGTCTCCGCTTCAAAGACGTTTTCCGGCGTGACCTCTTTAAGCTGCTCCCGGGCTTCTTCAAGAGACTGCGCCTGTCCGGTCCCGGCAGGATATTTCCAGGCCGATTCAATTTTAGTCAAGGCCTCTTCCCGCGGAAAGGGCGGAGTGCAGGCCGCGGCGGCCTGCAGAACCAATATCTCCGCTTCTTCCTTTTTCATCCCTCGGGCGCGAAGAGAGCTGGCGTATTTAAATATCTCCGTGTCCCGGCTGCCTTCCGGGATCCCTGAGAGAACCTTCCCGGGATCCACTCTGGGGCCCTCTCCTGAAGATGTTTTTACTCCCAGCAGGTCCTTGAGCCAGGCTGGGGCCCAGCGGGGCTGCTCCATTTCCGGAGGCAGCCCCCACTCGTAGATTCCGCCTGATGGGTGTATTGACGGCGGAGCCACAATGTATCCGCCGTCGCCGCGCAGGTCCAGTCCGGGCAGCCGTTTAGCGAAATTACGGACTTCAGAGCCCGGATGCTTGAATATATAGTGTGCGCCGCCGCTGCCGGTGACCGCGCAGGTAGTAGGGGGCAAGTCCTTTCCTTCCAGGCTCTTGCGTCCCTCCGAACCGTCCACGTCCAGGACGATAATCCCCGATATGGCCCCGGTGACGATTCCGACATTAGCCTGCGGCCACTTCTTCCACCAGGCGCGGATCTGTTCCTCGCCGGCGCGCACCTTTTGGTATTTCTCCCATTTCAGCGCCGGCTTTTTATCCTTAACTCGGATCGGAATAACCGACCAGCCTATAGAATTGTAGAATAGTGCTGCGTCCAATGGCTCGTTGGTTGACATCTATCAGTCCTCGGGCTTATTCTGATCTTTGCTGAAGTCTACCGCGGCTAAGGTTTTCAGCAGCGGGTTGTTGGCGGCCAGGTTGCTTACAGCTATCATTACCAGGCCTATACTGTTAAACCAGTAAAGCGGTCCGGTATTAACATTGGAGCACGGTCCTGTAGGCTCTCCTTCTATCTCGTAATCAATACAGTTTTTATCTATCATTTGATACTGGTTCTCAGGTATAGCCGCTATTTGAGATGTCTGCGTGTTCTGCAACAGCCGCACAGGCGCGTAGCGGTCATCTATGACCGGGGTGACTAAAAATTTTATATTGGCCAGTTCTGTATTTTTAATGAGGCGCGTTATTGTAGTCAGATGCGTACTGGTTATATTCTCGGCTTCTATGTCTTTCCCGATTTTATAAACGGTATCGGCCGGAGGTAAAAACCCGGCTAATTCCATTATCAGGGCTTTGATTTTATTAGGTACAAATTCATTTTCAATACTTACCAGCCATTGTCCGGAAGTTATAATGGTATGATCATCAATGTCGGCTATCATGAGTTTAAATCTATGGGCTTCTTTGGTTAATTTGGTCAACTTGGTAAGATTAACAAACATTATTTATTCCTCCTTTGTAGATAGGGCAGCTGCCCCGATTTCCGCATGCCGTTTTTGGGCAGTGCGCTTTATCTTTTTCAGTCTCCGGGACACATATACCTGATGCCTGCCGATCATTTCGGCTATCACGCCTTGTTTGATGCCCTCTGCGTCCATATGAAGCAGCGACTTCTCTTCCGGCGTGAAGCCCGTTAACAAGTTTTCAAGTTCCGCCCTGTCCAGTATCCGTTTGATTTCTTTCGCAGCGCCGGGGTCGGTAAACAGTTCCCCTATAGGATTTCCTGTCTGCATGGCGGCGTCCAGGCTCAAGGCGGCATGACGCCGCCTATTTTTCTTTATTTCATTACCGCATAGGCTCCACATTTGCCCGTAAGCTATCGCTCCAAATTGATATTGCCGGGCTTTTTCGGACTGGCTGTATGTCTGTATCGCCCGGATTAAGCCCATGGCGGCAACGTCGTAGAAGTCATCTACCGGCAATTTATGTTTGTGCAAAAATCCGTAGATCAAATTATGATTTTCTGTTGCAAAGTCTGCTTGCTCCGGCGTTAGCGGTATAGAATAATCTATCTTGGTTGCGGCCATCGGGGATCCTCCTTTCCGGTATGTAATCCGCCCAGGCTACCAGCTTGCCGGGGCTCATATAATCATGTCGGCTGTAATCTCTACCATTGACTTCTATGCGGCCGCCCCTGTATTTGTCGGGGCGGCGTCTCCACCAGCGGCTTTTGCGCGGCATAAACAATCACCATCCTTTTCATCAAAACGGATCGGCTTCATCACCGTTGTTGTAATCAATACCTTCATCATCTTCCCGGGCGCTCTGCATATATTCGTCTGCGACTACAGCCAACTGCCGGGTCATAGCCTTGATACCCTGCGAGTATTCAGCCATTGCCCTGACTTGGTCCGCCGCCAGCTTGCCGGCCAGACCGAATACAGCCTGGCTGTAATTGATGCCGCCGGCGTTCTGCGCCTTTTTCAGGCTGATTTTGGTGATCACGCCGTAAGAGCGCAGACCCCGGGAAATGATGCGCAGCGCCAGATAATCGGCAATATTTTTCAGTGATGTGGGCGGCAAAGTCAGCAGCAGAGGCATGATTTCCCCTTCGCGCAGGACGTAAACCCGGTGCATGTTTTTGCAGGCTTTGCCGCGGCCGTCGTCAGCGGTTTCCCACTGATTGTACTGGCAGTTGGCGCAGGGGCCGTAATCGCCTTTTTTGCCGTCCAGGCTGGAACAATCCGGTGCGGCGTTGCCGCCTGAATATTTGTCTTTCCAGTACGCATTCACCGGATAGTGATCGACGATTACGCCGACGATCTCTTTCTCCGTATCGGGGTTCTCCGGATCGTCGCCGGGAATTTCAAAGGCCAGCCCGCCGCCGCTGGGAATCTTTATCCGCGGGAAGGAGAGCGTCAGGCCATCCATTTCCTCCGCCATGGCCTGGCCCATGTCTTCGTTCAGTACGGGAAGTCCAAAGTTATCTATGACCGCCAGAGCAGTGCTTTCATTCTTCTTGGTAGCCATTCAGATCATTCCTCCTTATTTCTTCCGGATCGTCACGCCGGACTTCTCAAAAATATTCAGCAGGGGTTCAAGTTTCTCAGGCAGCGCGCCCTGTTCCTCCATGGTCTCCTTGGCCCATGCTTTCAGGGTTTGGGCATGAACCTGTTCCTTGACCATGTCGGCCAGGGCGTTTTCCTTCATCCATGCGCAGATTTCAGGCATGGCGCCGGCCTTTGCGGTTACCTGAGTTTTGGGCACCAGTATAAATTGCCGGTCAGCCCGCACGAAGCTGCTCATTTCTTCGGCCACCATGGCCTCTACCAGGGCCGCTTCCGTGATGTCTATAACCGCATTAACCTCTTTAAGGAAGTCCTCTATGTCCTTTTTCCCTTCGCGCAGCTCGCGCAGTTTATCGGCCAGGCCCAGCATGTCCAGGCCGTCAATCACAGAATCTAAGCAAGTAAAAGATAATGAACTCAAATCAAATTCCTCCTTTTCTATTTCAGCAGGTCCCGCCACCGGTCCACCACCTGGTCGGCCAAGCTCTTCTTTTCCGCCAACGCGGCCAGGACTTTTTCGTCAACAGTTTTTCTGGCCACCAGGTGAATATAAGTACAGTTGTTTTTTTGGCCTATCCTATGGATTCTCGCTCGACACTGATCGTAATTGGCATAAGAATAATCCAGGCTGTAAAATATGGCTGTGTCCGCTGCGTGCAGAGTGATCCCCAGCCCGGCGGTCTGTATCTGCGCCACAAATACTTTCACTTCCGGGTCGGTCTGGAAGGTCTGGACTACTTCGCCCCGGTCTTCCATGGGCGTGGCTCCGGTAATCGCACTGTAACGGATATTTTCTTTTTCCAACTGTTTTATGATGGCGTTGATTTCCGGTATGAAACGGGCGAATATTACCACCTTCTTGCCGGCTTCCAGCAGGTCTTCCAGGGTTTCCTGCAGCAATACCATTTTGGCCTTGCTGATCTGGGTGGTAGTATCCTCTACCCGGAGGAATCCGCCTGTTACCTGCGATAACCGCAGCAGCCGGGCAAGAACGTTGGGGGCGGCGATGACCTGTTCGCCACTCAATTCGGCCACCGACTCCTTCAGCAACTGGTCGTATACCCGCCGGGCATCTTTCTCCAGATCGCAGTAAAGAGTCTGGTTGATCTGTTCCGGTAGATCCAAACAGTCAGCCTTCCGGCAGCGAAAAGCTATACTGTGCACTTTTTGGGCCAATTCCGGCAGGTTCTGGTACCCGATCACCTGCCGGTCCTCATATCCACCCATGAGGGCATAACGGTTCTTGAATGCCCAAAACGATTTTCCGAAGATGTTGCGGTCCAGAAATCTGTACTGGGAATAAAAATCAAGGGGTCCTTGGCTGACCGGCGTACCGGTCAGTATCATCCGGTACCGGGCAACGGTGCCCAGCCGGGCCATGGCTTTGCTTTGCCTGGCGCCGGGTGTTTTTATTCTCTGGGATTCGTCGCAGATGATCATGTCCGGTTGCCAGGCAATCAGCGCATCCTCCATGCGCCAGGTGGCTTCATAATTTATAACTGCCACCTGCAGGCGACTAGAATCAGCTGGCCAGCGCCGCAAGGTTTGTGCGCGTTGCTGAGTTGAGCCTTCCAGTGCCTTGACCTCATGGGGGAAATTCGCATGCGTGGCGAATTCCTTCGGCCAAACCGGTACCACCGATGCCGGAGCTACAACCAGAATGCGCTGAATTTCTCCTCTCTGGTACCGGCGGCCGGCAGCGGCGACTGCAGTCAAGCTCTTGCCGCATCCCTGTTCCATCAACAGGGCGCTGCTAGGCTTGATTACGGCCAGGTTGTACGCCGCCACCTGATGCCTAAACGGCACTGTTTTCAGCGGCATAGGTTCAATTGGCTCCGCATCTTCCCAACTGGTACCCTGCTGCTCGGTTTCCGCCAGGGCCAGCTCAGTCATCTTGGCTACGATAGACTTGTCTACCTTCAGCCCGGGCACGGCCTGGGTCAGCTTCCGGAAGCTCTCCGGATTGGCCGGCAGCCCCCAGGACTTGGTCTCCGGATCCCAGCGGCAGCCGATCTGCTTCAAGGCGTCTTTGTACTTGTAACTGTTTAATACCGCTAACTGGTCCCTGCTCATGACCAGCGTCGGCAGGTTGTGTGCGGGTATGCTACTCATTCGCAGCCTCCTGTTCGGGGCCCGGTTCTGGCACCGGTTGGGACGCCGGCGTAACAATTTTATAAAAGATGTATTGTATCAGTGCGCCGTCGGTCATGGGCACGTTGATATCCATCGGATATGTGAACGGTTCCCCATTATCAGAAATATAGGATACAGGTTTAACGCTGTACGCTTCCGGGGTTATATGGTTTTGTTCGTGGTCATAGCATTCTTCCCAATCGTTAAACTGCTTTCCGCAAAGATCGCAAATGTAAATGGTCTTCATATCCAATCAAGCCTCCTCTTTCTTTCCGTGGACGCATCCTGTCCATGATATCCGCTGCAGCTTCATCTACCGTTGCGAATCGACATGATATACAACGCAGCTTAGTCTCGCTGCTACCAGCCAAAAAACCACCTCCCAATCTGGACAATGAGGGCTATGGCAAATACTAATATTGCCAAGGCCGCGACAGTCCAACCGACTCCATCCATGACCTGGATAAGGCCGTCCACCTGAGCCTTATCCTGCTGCGGAGGCGGTATCCAATCTATGTGGTGCTCGTCCCGTTTGATTACCCGGAGTTTATGCGTGGGCGTAACGGGCTGTATTCGCTGAGTGATTCTCACGTTGCTTCCCTCCTACTCCCACAAGTCCCAGCAGCCGCGCTCGCAGCCGCCTGTATAATCCTTGCCGATGTTCCGCTCTCGTCTGAACACAAACGCAGGTCCGCCGCAGATCGGGCAGCGGATCTCCTGGCAAACCTGCCCTGGCACCATGTTAGCCCGGGCCTTTTCAATTGCCCGGAATACCCGCATGTAGTCTCCGTCGTGCATTGAGGCCGGTTGACGTCTTTCCCGGTTCCGGGTGCGCTTAGCTATGAGTGCTTTAGCTTGTCCCATATTCAGGCCCTCCGTTGTTTGGCCATGATTTTTCCCTGCACGCCCCACTCCTCTATGGGCACTTCCCGCAGCACGGTCAATTCTGAGGTTCGCACTTTCCCGTTGCCATTCAGAGGGACTATGATTGTATTGAGGGGCACAGAGCACTCCAGTATTTTAAAATCACTGTTTCCTCTGGCAAAATCGATAGCCCAGGGCAGGTGGCTGACATGCAGACCATAGCTGCAGTCCCTTAACGGCGAGGGATCGCATTCGTTTTCTTTGGTTTCGCCTACGGCATATTGAAACGAGAAGTCGTGGAAAGAGGTCAGATTATCTCTGACAGCTTTATAGAGGATAGCCTGGCCATCACGCACTTCTATTCCGTAGAAATCGCAGTATTCTTCTGGTGTGCTGGGCAGGGTTACAATACGTGCATTGCCGGATACTTTTAGATTAGTACGATCTGAGTATTTAGCTATTTGAGTATTTCCCCAGGCCTCGACCGAGCTGTTTTCCCAGGCCTCGACCGAGCTGTTTTCCCAGGCCTCGACCGAGCTGTTTCCCCAGGCCTCGACCGAGCTGTTTCCCCGGGCCACGACCGAGCTGTTTTCCCAGGCCTCGACCGAGCTGTTTCCCCGGGCCACGACCGAGCTGTTTCCCCAGGCCTCGACCGAGCTGTTTCCCCGGGCCACGACCGAGCTGTTTTCCCAGGCCACGACCGAGCTGTTTCCCCAGGCCTCGACCGAGCTGTTTTCCCGGGCCTCGACCGAGCTGTTTCCCCAGGCCTCGACCGAGCTGTTTCCCCGGGCCACGACCGAGCTGTTTTTCCAGGCCACGACCGAGCTGTTTCCCCAGGCCTCGACCGAGCTGTTTTCCCAGGCGATTATGTAGCCCTTACGGCCGGTTATAACTATGCGTACTCCCCGTGGGGATCCTATATAGATGCATCCCTCAAAATCCTGTGGGATAGCATCAAATTCCTGTTGATTTTTTACGGTTATTTCGTTCAAATTAATCTTCTCCTCTCTTATTCCACGGCATTGAGTAGCAGTGCCTTGAATAGCGATATCCCTCCCGCTACTTGCCGGAGAGCCTGCCCGTTGACGGGATCTACCTCTGCGGCATCCAGTAGGACCTTGTCCAATCTGTCGAAAGCAGCTTTTATAGGAGCCCATGGATCAGTTTTGGTAGCAGTCGGTTTCTTATTGGCAGCTTGTACAGGCTTGTCCTGAGCCTTGGCAGCTTTCACCTTCGGAATAGTGATCCCGAGGCGGGAACGGGCAGCGTGGATGTCTTTTAATCCGCAGTTGAATATTTTAGCCATTTCAGCATTAGATTTTTCTTCGAAACATAATTTTTTAAGCTTGTCTTCCGTTTTGGGTGTCCATTTCATAGGTTTACCTCCTTATAAAATCTGTGTTATACTGGGGTTGGAATAATTTCTTAGTCCGCTTGATGCGGGCTTTTTCTTTTTGGGCACCATTTGGGGTTTTCCTGACCGGACCAGTCATTTGCGAATTTGATTTTTCTGATTCCCGGCGTGGCTGTGCAGTAGTAAGTGTAGTTTTTCAGTTTCTTTATCCCAGATATGGTATCTCCGTTGTACATGAGCAGGTCTGTTTTTCCTGTTTCGCGGTTTGGCCTGGCGTATCCAAGATATTGGCATCTATTGCATTGCGGCAATTTGATTCACCCCCTCTCAATTTCCGTGTACTTCCGGAGCAGAATACAGTCGCCTGAAGTGGATATCTCCAGCGGATCACCCTCGGTTATGTCCATATCCAGTCTGATGTTTTTAGGGATTACTACCCTGCCCAGGTCGTCAATACGGCGTATAATCCCCGTCGGTTTAAATATTGGTGTCTCAATCTCTGCCAGCTGCTCAGTCCAGCGCTCAATCTTTTCAACTTGTGCTTTCACATACTGGTCAAGGCTGTTGCCGCCTGATGCTATGTAGCTGCCTATACGGCGTTCTGCGTCCTCGATCAGGGCAGCGTAGTTCGGTGTGTTATTCATGTGGGGGCCTCCTTTCTCACATCGTTGTCATCCACCTGGCCAGGCCGACAACGGGTATGTAATACTTGCCTTTGTTACCTAACCGCTTGGCCGGGAAGGTCTTGTCCGCCAGCAGGGTCTGCCTGTGACACCCAAGCATTTTACAGACCTCCTGTATAGTTAAAACCTCCTTACCTGGATAGCGGTCAGCCAGATGCTCTAGCTGCTGCCGGTAACCGTCTGGTTCGCGTGGCATAGGTTAGGCCTCCTTCTTTACGGCATTTAGGTATAACAACCTGAATGTTTCCCGGCCTTTCGGAGTGATAAGAGTCTGAGTGCCGCTCCAGTTTGTCTTTTCATTGAAGCATTCCTTTAGTTTAAATAAGCCGTCGTTTTTATCGGCGTAAGGCATCAGCTTGCCCTTTTTATCCCGGTAAATATATTTTTTGTCCAGCAGAAGGCTGATAAATAGCTTCTCTTTAATTTGCAGCTGTTTAGCTGTTTCTCTGAAGTTGGTCAGCAGATTACGGTCAACTAGTTCATCAAAATACTCTGCTTTGGGAGCCATGATTTGGTTTTCGACGGTGAGGTTTGAGTTAACAATGGACAGCTCTTTTAACTTCTGTTCGGCCATTTTAAGCGCCCGGCTCATAATGGCCTCCGGGCTATTCCATTGTCTTTCGACGGCGATAAAATATTGACGGGCAAGCTTGCCTTTCTCATTGCGTTGGAGCATACTGATTTCTTTAGCCATGTCGATAGTGAGTTGATGATTGGTTCGCGTTGCTGCTTTACCGAATCCATCCCCATTACTCAAAAATGAGTAATAGTCCACGCTCTCTGAAAATCCGTATTCGCACATTCTAGGAAACCAATCATTATACCGGGTTTCAACTTCCAGAAATTCATGTAGATCTCTACCCAACACAGTCGGTCTGTCACTGTCGTAATTGACCTTAATAAGTTCGTTCATGGTGTAATCTCCTTTCCGAATTAGTTCTCCCATTGTGCCAGTAGTTTTTCAATCGCTGCCATTGGTACGATCTTCCGCCGCTCTCCCATAGCGATAGTAGGTATCTCTCCGGAAGCGGCTAACTTATAGGCTAGTGATTTACTGATTCCTAGCAATCGGGCGGCTTCTTGTAAACCTACTGCTAGGGGTGGTGTTTTAGATGGGCTATCTGTTGTTTTCATTGCTTAACCTCCTGAAACTATATCTTCTAAGGTTACGCCCAGGGCTTTAGCTATTTGAATAAGATCCTCAGCCGTAGCCTTACGGTCACCTTTTTCTATTTTGGAAATCTGAGATTGATTCAGGTATTCAATCCGTTCAGCAAGCTCTGTTTGGCTAACCTTCTGAGTTTGTCTGATATTACGGATATGTTTTCCTAATGCGATTGACATGACCAGCACCTCCTAGTTATTCCATAATAGACTAGGTTTTAACGTGTGTCTATTCTGTTTTGGAATAGATTTTGGCGTATTTGGTCTAAATTCTTCCATTATCTTCAGATAGCTTGACTTTATTCTGTTTTAGAATATAATAAAGAAAACTTATTCTTTTACGTAATAGAAAGGTGATGGGTAATGGAGACCAAGGACAGAATTAGAAAATTCCGGGAAAAGAAAGGCTTTTCAACTACCGATTTAAGTAATATGACAGGTATATCGCAATCAACGATAAGTAAAATCGAAAATGGGAAAAGAAGAATTGATTTGGAAAGTCTTGAAAAAATAGCAGACGCATTGGATGTTTCAGTAGATAGACTAACCGGTGAATCAGCAAGCAGCATAATAGAAGATAGGCTTGAGGAGATAGGAATTACTTTAGAAGAATTAGCAGAAAAAACGAATGTTTCTTTATACTGGCTAAAGAATCTCGATAGTTTTATACCCTTCAATGAAGAAGATGAATATGGATATAAGTGGATTACCCGAGTAGCTAAAGCTATTGGTTTACCAGGTAGCCAGCTCCGGGCTGCTTTAGCACGTCAAGAGCCACCCGTTTATGGTGGGTCTAATGATGTCACTCCAGAAGAAACATTTAATGAATTCGTTAAGGAGTCTCTTCAATCATATCTATTTGAGCTTGACACTGAGTACCTGTGCCGCATCCCCCTGGTTGGCAGAATAGCAGCTGGTGATCCAATTCTGGCTATTGAGAATACCGATGAACACATCATTATTGATACCCGGATCAACCGTATAAACGGAAATGATATAAATGAATATTTTGCCCTTGAAGTTACCGGACAGAGCATGGAGCCAACGATCCATGACGGTGAAGTTGTATTAGTTAGAAGACAGCCAGAAATTGAAATAGGGCAAATAGGGGTATTTTTATGCGACAAGGAAGAGGCCACCATAAAACGTTTTACGCGGGAAGGAGGGACAATATATTTAATTCCGGATAATAAGCAGTTTCCGGTAAAGGAGTACACAGAAGACTGTATTTGCCTTGGTAAAGTGATTGAAAGTATCCGACGGAATATAAAGTGAGGTGATAGCTAATGGCACGACCCAGAAAGACACGTGGCCGCCGGGCCAACGGGGAAGGTTCATTGTACCAACGAAAAAGTGACGAAAGATGGGTTTACGCAATAACCTTCAAAGGTGAAAGTAAGCCCCGCTATTTTACAGGGGTAACCGCGGATGAAGTTATACAAAAAAAGGATGAAGCCCTAGCTACCCTACATCAGCATGGCTTTTTGCCGGAAAAGAACAAGTTAACCGTGGAGCAGTGGATGGACTCCTGGATGGAGATATATAAGGCTTCTGATCTCACTGATAATGGCCGGGAATCTTATGAAAACGAAATAGATTTACGCATTAAAGATAGTAATATAGCTAAAATACTACTTTCTGAATTAAGTACTCAGGATGTACAGAAATGGATCAATAAGCTAAGTAAAAGCGGCCGAAAAGATGGTAAGGGCGGCCTGGCACCCAAGACGGTGGCGCGCTGCTGGGGCGTATTAAACCAGGCTTTAGAAAAGGCTGTTGAAGATAAGTACATTGTCGTTAACCCAGCAGCAAAGAAATCGGTTAACCTCCCAAAAGTACCAAAACCAAAAATTAACCACATGACAGTTGATGATGCGTCTGCCTTCCTTGTTGCCATCCAGGATGATTATATGCACCCTGCTATAGTTACGGATTTGATGCTGGGGCTTCGTCGGGGGGAGCTGCTGGGACTAAAATGGAAGGATATTGATTTTAAAAAAGGGACCGTTTTGGTTCGGCGTGAGCTTATCCGTCGAAAGGCGCGGGTCGAGTTGGTAGAGCGGGTAAAAACAGATACTGGATACCGTGAACTGGAACTGTCGCCAGAGCTGGTCACGCTCTTAAAAGAGCATAAACGGCAACAGCTGGCAATCAAGTGTAAACTCATAAAAGAAATAGGGCAGGAAAAAAAAATAGTGGAATTAAAACGAAAAAAAGATCCCCAAAGAGAGGATCTGGTATTTTGTTGGCCTGATGGTACCTGGTATACGCCCGATCATTTTTACCGTCACCTGCAACGATTATTGAAAAAGCATGATTATGAAAAGTTATCAGTGCACGGGCTGCGGCATACCTATGCCACATCGGCAATATCACTGGGAGTAGATCTGGCTGTCCTCCAAAAAAATCTCGGGCATGCCAACGGAGCAACAACCGCCATCTACTTACATTCTGACCGTGAGCGTGAAAAGGCAGCAGCTGCAAAACTAGAGCGAGCCCTGCTCAAAAAGCCTGCTGACATAATTACTGACAAAACTACTGACAAGCTCAAAAAACAGGGTAAAAATAAAAAAATATCCGGGCGTAAGAACCCAGACATTTCGGTACTTTAAAAATGGTCGGAGTGACTGGATTTGAACCAGCGGCCTCTACGTCCCCAACGTAGCGCTCATACCAAACTGAGCTACACCCCGAC